TTCTTTGTGAAGGTTCCGACAGTGGAACGGCAAGCGAGGAATATGATACCCAAGTATTTTCAGAAGATACAGGCGCAAGTGGTGTACTGGCACAGCAAAAAATAAACCAAAAAAAATGGTTAACCACCAATGAAACCCTTACTAATTACAATTATTTTAAGTTCACAATTTCAGAACCAGGATATGAAACATTAGTATTGGGGAAAATAACAGTAGATGGACCGATAGATTGGCACTTAGAATTACAATCACAAAAACAACCACCTGCACCGTGGCAGGAAGGAATGATGTAAGTGTTTAAGAATGTAGCATCACAAAAAGTTGCAGTATTTGCTTGGGACAATGCTGCCGGAGCAGCAAAGACGGGAGATGCAGCTAATATATCTGCACAGATTTCTAAAGACGGTGCAGCAACGGCAGCTACGGATGATGTCGCCCCGACTGAACTTGACTCAACCGATGCGCCAGGTATCTATATCTTTGATATGACACAGGCTGAAACAAACGCTGACCTTGTGGTTATTGCTCCGGTGAGTTCTACGGGCGATATAGTTTTAAGATCCGTTATTCTTTATACAAAACCTGTTACAAAACTAACCAGCGGTACAGCAGCAATAAACACGACTGCCGAAAGTTTTACAAAAGCAGGAGCAGAGCCAGAAACCAATACATATACCAGCACAGTTGCGTTAGATGGTACTTATCATATAGTTGAAGATGATGCTACTGCAACAGACTGTTATTATCAGTTTGATATTGGCGGAAACGGTGTGCCTGTAAGTATAGCCTGGCAAGGTTATGCACGAAGCCAAGGGGATTCTTACACTATTTGGGCTTATAATTACGTAACGCCGGTATATGAACAAATCGGCACAGTTAATGCCGTAGCCGGCACAAACTTAATGGAAGAAACTTTTTCCCTTACAAATGTTCATGTGGGAACTGGAGCGAATATCGGTAAGGTTAGGTTTAGATTTCTATCTGCTGATGGAACTGCATTTGCAACAGATCGAGTACTTTGTTCTTATTCAATTGTTACAAAATCAATAGGTTATGCAAATGGGGCTATATGGATAAATACTAATGGGTCAAATACAAACACAGAAGACTATGTGGATGGAACGGCAGATAAGCCTGTATCAACTTGGGCAGCAGCATTAACTCTTAATACAAGTTTAAAATTAAACAGATTTGAAATAGCTGCCAACTCAACTATTACACTAACTGCAAGCAGCGATAATTATGCTTTCTTTGGATGGGAATGGACACTCGTTTTAGACGGGCAATCTATTGCAGGGGCATATGTAAATGGTGCAGTTGTAACCGGTACAGGAACGGGCGTGGGTGCAAGGTTCTTTTTTTGCAAAATGGCTCAAGGTGCAGGGTTAAGTATTGAATCGTGTGGCATGAAAGACTGTGCGTTGGGGAGTTCTGGCATTACCTTCTCAGCAACCGGAACGTATTTAATGAATGGGTGTTTTTCTTCCAACGCAGATACATATATTGATTTTGAAGATGCTAATGAAAATAAAAATGTATATAATTCTGCTTTTATGGGAGATTTGGAACTTCGTAATTTTGGACATGCCACAGGTGTACATAAATTAGTCCTTACAGGGCAGGGGCATATAACATTTAATGCAAATTCTGACGATGCTAACGCTGATGATATTATAGATATTCATGGCATGTTTTGCAAGACAGATAATGTTAGTGGTGGTTGGGGGGGGACTACGATAGAGGATGCAATGATATGTACAGATCAGATTACAAAATACGGGCGTGGTTTAACCGTTGGGCAATTTTTGGCGTTAAAATAAATGTTTAAAAATGTAGCAAGTCAAAAAGTAGCTGTGTTTGCATGGGATAACGCAGCGGGTTCAGCTAAGACGGGCGATGCTGGAAATATCACAGCGCAGATTTCCATAGACGCAGGAGCAGCAACAGCAACGGATGATACTAACCCGACAGAACTTGATGCGGCAGATCATCCAGGGACTTATATATTTGATATGCTTCAAGCAGAAACTAATGGGGATTTAATTGTAATAACCCCGGTTAGCGGAACAGGCGATATAGTTTTAAGACCGGTTTATATTTACACAAATATTTCAAATGCTATTGAAACCGATACGCAAAACATTCAAAGCAGGATACCTGCTGCCCTATCCAGCGGAAATATTAAGGCAGATGTTTTAGCAATATCAACCTCAACTGCCGCAGCGGATAATTTAGAAGCAAGTGCAGAAACTATCGTAACCGGAACAGTAAGCCACGACAATACGGCAGCAAGCACAACAGTTTTCTATTCAGACGATATAACCGAGGCAACGGCAGATCATTTTAATAATAGGATTATAATATTTACTTCGGGCGATTTATTATATCAAGCAACGGATATTAGTGCTTATGAACTTGTTTCTGGTGAGGGTCAGTTTACAGTTGGGGAATTAACCGAAGCACCGGCAGATAATGTTACATTTGTGATAGTCTAATGGCACTAACAAGACTTTCGACAATAGCCGTACCTGGCAGAAGGTATATAAGATTAGATCAAACAATATCACTCTTTAATTTAGCAGCAAGCATTAAAACATTCAATTTCAATGTAGAATTAAAAATGTTTAACTTCATGGCAAAAAATAGAGTATTCGATTTTGTTACAGAAACTAAAATATATGATTTTATTGCAAAGTCTAAACCGTTTAGCCTTTTAGTAAACTCGAAACTGTTTAATTTTATAGCAAAAAGAGGGCTTCCAAGATGAGTGATTCATTTCAAGGTGTAGAGAATATAATACTTCAACCCGGCGATGCCACCGTTCCGTATACTTTTACATTCGCAGCATGTTCAAGCGCAACAGCGAATGATGGTTCTATCCCATACGACACAACCATTACATCTGTTGTGGTCAAGGTGTTTGATGAAGCTGGCACAGATGTAACCACTCAAGCTGTTGAATCAGAATCGAACACGACAACGGTTGAAACCATTAATTTAAAATACCCAGCAACCACAGGAATTGGCAGATATTCAATAGAAATGCTTGTCACATTGAGTAGCGGGGCGGTTATGGAGTTTGATTTCACAAGATTGTATGCGGAGGATATAGCAGCATGAAAACTGTATTGAAAACAGCGCCCACAGCTTATCCGTTAGGATTGAAAGAAGTTAAGCAGCATCTTAACATTTCTGTAGGTTGGACCGAGGACGATGATTACCTTGATACTCTAATTGCAACGGCAACTGATAAGATTGAACAGTTTTTACACCGTAGGCTAATTACACAGACATGGTATGCTTATTTTGACAATTGGCCTGATGGTGATTCAATCGAGCTACCGTTTGGGAAATTACAAACAGGCACAGCGCCAATTGTAACATATACCGACACCGCCAGTGATGATACCATATGGAGCACGGATGAATATAATGTTGATAACGATAGCGAACCTGGCAGGATTGTCTTGGAATATGGATATACATGGCCGGGAGATGCTTTGCATCCACAGAACCCGATAGTGGTTGAGTTCGCGTGTGGCTATGGCACTGCCGGATCTGATGTTGACCCAATGATTAAGCACGCTATGAAATTAGTTATATCCGATTTATATGAAACTAGGGAAACAGAGATAATCGGCACTGTAACATCAAAACTTAAAACAATCGAATATCTTTTAATACCAAAGACATTATACTGATGAGAGCTGGAACCCTAAAGCATAAAATAAACATTCAAGAGTCAACCCAAACGGCTGATGGTCTGGGCGGGTTTACTTTAGCGTGGAGTGACATTTATTCATGTCGGGCATCAATTTGGCCTATTCAAGCAACCGAAAGACTTGATTCTATGAAACTCGAATTACAGGTAACCCATAGAATTAGAATCAGGCATCCAAGGAGCATAAGCATAACAGCGAAACATAGAATAAAACGCCACGACCATATCACCGGAGCAGACGAATATTATAATATTGTGTCTGTGATTGACCAGGACACAAGGCATATTTCGTTAGAGTTTTTAGCAATAGAGGAAACATGATTGAGTGGAATGGAAAAGAAGTTAAAAACGCTGCTGTTGCTATTTTAGGTAAGGTTAGCAAAGAAGTTGCCAATAATGTAATGGAGGACGCAAAACGGATTTTAAGGCGAACCGCCTTATCATGCAAGTTTTGTTGAGTTGGGAACCTATAAGGATAAAAAACCAAAACACTTCATGAGATTAGCATATAAACAGAATAAACGCAAAGCAAACAAGATGTTCCAGGATGCATTGGATAAATTATAAGGAGCGAACAGTGGATTTAAAAATAACGACAATAACTATATGGATATTAATAATATTGCTAATTTTGTTTGAAGTTATTTCATGGCAGGCCATATTGTGGCTCAGTGTTTTTCCAGCGATTGCGAGTCTTGAATTGTTTTTAAATAGAAAAGAATTTTAAATATTATGAACTCATTCAATTAAGTTTAGGAGGATTTTAAAATCAACTCATTATTTACAGCCATATGGAATAGATTTAGTTCAACAACTGCAAGCGGGTTTTATAATGATTTGTCAGGCAGAATGTATTTGAACCATGCACCCCAAGAAACCACATTCCCTTTCTGTGTGTATTTTGTTGTGTCTGATTTTGACGAGCTTGATTTTGCTGAAGAAAGAGAAGATTTTGCTATACAGTTTAATGTCTTTAGTGAAAATAATTCAGCAACTGAAGCTGGGAACCTTTTAGAATCATTAAAAACTATGTTTGATAATTGCAGCTTAACGGTTACGAATTGGAGGCATATATTATTTCAACGAAACTTTATAGCACAGAATAACGACT